AATAAAGATAAAACAAGAACACAATATGAAGATGATTAATCCAACCCCTATAAATCCAAAAGGTTTTACTAACACTAATAATATACAAGGTATGTATGGAGCGCAAGTTCCAAATACATTTACAAGAGATGTTAGTAATCCTTACGACCCAACAAACACATTAGCGACTAATCCAGGGGTATCTCCTACCCCGCCCCCAACGGGAGTTGAAACACCTATTGTTCCACCTTATGATATAAATAACCAATAACTATGAATTTAAACGCAAAAAAACATCCAATGACAGTTCTCGATAGAGAGGCTAAATTATCTGGAGTTGGAGCAAATGCAGTATGGGCTGGTCCATTTGACACCACTTCATTCCCAAAAGGCAAAGGATCAAGCTCGGGCAAAAATGGTATTGTATTTAATAACGTTAAACCAACTTGTGATCCAAGGCCAATTACACAACGAGCTAAAGGCAAATATTAAAATCACCAAAATATAAACAATAACCAAACCTAAAACTAAAAACAATGTTCAAATTTATCTCAATTGCTACTACAGTTAGTGGCGCACAACCAATCCTTTTTAACGTGGCTAATATCACAGGAGTATCTTATCTTACTGCAACCACATTTGTTATCTATACTGGATCAGTAAAGCATACTTTTACTACAAGCGCGGCTGGGGCATCTAGCACTGTTGCTGCTGTAAATGCTGCTATTTTTGCTCAAGGGCCAACTTTAGTGCCTGTTGCAATCCCTACAGCTGTTACAATTGCAGCTTTACCAGTTGTTGCTCCTGTAGCATAATATTAATTTAAATTCCCTATAGATATACTTTTATAGGGAATTTAATAATATTCATTATTTATATGTCTTTTAAAATGAAAGGGTTTCCATATAATGTGGATAATACTCCTGTATATAGTACCGATATGGACGGCAATATTTTAGGTATGGCGCAATCTAATGGAACTATATTAGTGAATAAAAATATATCTCCTTTAGAATTAAAAAAGAATAAAACTATATCACACGAGAAAGTACATATAGATCAAATGAAACGTGGAGATCTAGATTATAATGATTCTCATGTTATTTGGAAAGGTAAGAAATATCCACGTTCTAAAATGAAAGAAGGAGCAAAAAATCTACCTTGGGAAAAGGAAGCTTATAAAAAGCAATAAATACGCGTAATAATAATAATATATAACTTTAATTTAATATATTATGAAAAAAGTAATCTGTATTATCGTATTTTTAGTTTTTAATTCTTATGCTCAAGCTCAAAAGCTTACTAAGGATTTTCTAGTTGGAACATGGGCTTCTGACACTGTGCAAATAGATTTTTCTATTATAAACAGGAATGAACTTAATGTAGTTTCATTTTCTTATTTAACTGGTAATTATTTTAAAATATTAGGTTATCAATTTAATAAAAATAATTTCTATTTGGATACATTGCATGAGCCTAATAACTGGGAGGCTTTAGGCAAATTTATAGTTGTAGATCAAGATACAATGGTCGCTAATTATGTTAGTGACGCTCCCGGAACAGTAATTTATAAAAGATTAACAAATAAAAACTAAACAAAATGAACAGTCCTTTTAAAATGAACCCAGGTAGAGGTAATATGCCAAAAACAGGAAATGGATTGCCTAGTCCATTAAGACAAGATAATGGTATTGAGCTTACCGAAAAATACACAAAAGGGGTAGAAAAATACCAAAAAAATAGAGCACAAGGAAAAACACCAAGTGGAATGAAAGTTGATGCTCAGACAGGAGTGGCGACTGCTAACTTGCCAATGCATACAGTAGTTAAATCAGGAACTTTTGTTAGAGAATTAGATTCTAAAGGCGGTGTTGTAAGAGAGGAAAAAATGGATTCAAGAGGTAATGAGAAATTTTACAAATCTGTTGCAACCCGTAATGCTGATGTAACTAGAAGACAGACCGCTAATGCTAGTCTTTATAATGCTTTTGGAGGTGGAACTTCACCAGATAAATTATCTGAAAGCCAAAAGCAATCTTTAGTCTCTACTAGTAAAGCTAAGATAACTAGATAAATGAAAAATCTATCTGTAAAAGGTTATAAAAAAAATAGTCCTGATAAAGATAGACCTTATAATGTAATACCTAGCGGGGAAATCACTATGAAAAATGTGGAGTTTCCCGTTTTAGGTATTGATAATAAAGGTAATTCAAAAGTAATGCAACCAGGTAAAGATTATAGTTACCCGGGTGATACTGTATTATAGATACCTATGAAGAAATCAACAATATATAATAGAATATTTAAAAAATAAATTATGGGACAATATGGTAATCAACCAGATTTTGGGACAAGAGCAGAAAATACAGCCCCTACTGGGGATAGTATTGCTACTGGGTACAAGTTAAATTCGGCGGCTTTATACATTGGAACAGGAGGCACTTTAGTTTGCAAGGTTGTTGGAAACGATCCTAGCGTGTCGTACTTTTCAATATTTACAAATATACCAAACGGAACATTCTTTCCTGTTATAGTTGATTATGTATTTACTGACAATGGCGGTGATACAATCACAACTTGCTCTGACATAGTAGCACTTTACTAATGGGCTGGGGTCAAGGTATAGGTATTGGTTGGCCTAATGCAAGTGCGTCTAATCAATCGCAAATGGTTTATTTTTCAATAGAAGGAATTTGTGGTGGCGATACTATGCCAACTTATACTACCCAATTAGTAGATAGTTCTATATATCAAACTGGGGATTTTGTTGATTTTGTTGTTAACCAAACAACCGGAAGAGTTGCGTTAGGGGATATAGTAGAAACTCCAGGGGAAATAATATTTAATATAAGTGGCCAAACATATACAGGCTGCCCAACATAAAAATAAATAATAACAAATAATTAAATTAAATGGAAAACACAAACAAGATTACGGAAAAACAATTAGAAATTATTGTTAATCAACAAAAAGAGATGAATGCCTTGTTATCTAATATAGGGTTATTAGAATCTCAAAAACACGGGTTCTTACATCAAATTGCGGAAGTAAATAAAAGAGTAGAAGAATTCAAATCAGAATTGCAAGCAGAATACGGAGATATTAATATTAATGTTGAAGATGGTTCTTATACTCCTATAAACAAACCTGAAGAGGTTAAATTAGAAAAAGTTGACTAATGAGTTCTGTTATTAGAAAAATTAGTATAGGTGCGGACTATAAGAACGAGGCAATGCATTATTCTGTGGGCCAAAACGTTTACGGGGGACATGCAATATGTAATATTATATTTGACGATAGGGATACATCGTATAATATATATATTAAGAAAGAAGATGAAGTAATGCCATGGAAGAAGTTTAATTCTAATATGGCTATCTCTGTTGAATATGATTTAGAATACTAATGAGAAGCGTATTTGACTTTATAGTTAAACCTGTAGGAGAAAGATATAATAATAAAGTTAAGATTGCAGACAGAGAATTAATAGTAAATACTAAAATTGAAAGTTTTAAATCTGTAAATAACTTTGCTGAAGTAGTTTCATTGCCCTTAGCTTATTCAACCGACATTAAAGTTGGAGATATAGTTGTAATTCATCATAATGTTTTTAGGGTATTTTACGATATAAGGGGTAATAAAAAAAATAGTAGATCATATTTCAAAGATGATTTATATTTTTGTAATCTAGATCAAATATATTTATATAAAAATACAAATAAATGGAAGACATTTGGAGACAGATGCTTTGTTAAACCAATTAAGAATAAAGACTATTTAAATGTAGATAAAGAACAAAAGCTTATTGGTATATTGAAATACGGAAATAGTTCTTTAGAATCGCTTAAAATAAACGAGGGAGACCTTGTTGGATATACTCCTTATGGGGAATTTGACTTTGTCATTGATGGGCAAAGACTTTATTGTATGAAATCTAATGATATTGTAATTAAATATGAATATAAAGGAAACGAAACTAGCTATAATCCATTCTGGGCACAAAGCGGTACTTGAATTAATTAAAGTTGCAGAAGAAGCTATTTTAGACAATGGTGATGACGATTTATCCGCAGATAAATTAAAGAATGCTGCAGCAACAAAAAAGTTAGCTATATTTGATGCTTTTGAAATCTTAAGCAGAATACAGGATGAAACCCGTATGCTAGAGGAAGAAGAGAAAGATCCTACAATAAAGACTTTTAAAGGTTTTGCAGAAGGGAGATCTAAATAATGTACGAACAAACACTTTATAAAGTATTACCTGACTACATTAAACAATCGGTAATCAAACAACAAAACCGATATAATAAATGGAAATATGGTTATAATAAAGAACACGATGTAATTATTATAAGCAAAACAGGTAAGATTGGAGAAATATACGAGATACAGAACTTAAGGATTGCTTTGCCGTTAATTGATGAATCATTTAAAAGAGCGCCAAAGAAAGAAGAACAGTATTGGGAGCAATTAAAAATACCTAAAGAACTTGAAAAAATAAAGAGTGTATTTGATTGGAATAAATATCCAGACACTTTTAAGGAAAGATGGTATGATTATGTTGATCATGAATTTAAACGTAGAGAAGAAGGTTTCTCGTTTTATAATAATGGAGTTTCCACATATATAACAGGTACGCACTATATGTACTTGCAATGGAGCAAGATAGATGTTGGAGCACCTGATTTTAGAGAATCAAATAGATTATTTTTTATATTTTGGGAAGCTTGTAAAGCAGATCCAAGATGTTATGGAATGTGTTATTTAAAGAATAGACGTTCCGGGTTTTCTTTTATGTCATCCGCTGAATTAGTTAATCAAGCCACTATATCAAGTGATTCAAGGTTTGGAATTTTATCAAAAGCCGGAGCAGACGCTAAAACAATGTTTACCGACAAAGTTGTTCCAATCTCTCTTAATTATCCTTTCTTCTTTAAACCCATACAAGATGGTATGGATAGACCGAAAACAGAACTTGCTTATAGGGTGCCTGCTTCAAAGTTTACAAGAAGAAAATTAGATAGTCAAGAAAATCTTGAAGAACTAGAAGGTCTTGATACAACAATAGATTGGAAGAATACAGGAGATAACTCCTATGATGGTGAAAAACTTAAATTACTAGTTCACGATGAAAGCGGCAAATGGTTAAGGCCTGATAATATATTAAACAACTGGAGAGTTACTAAAACCTGCTTAAGATTAGGTAGTAGGATTATTGGTAAGTGTATGATGGGTTCAACGTCAAATGCTTTAGATAAAGGAGGAGACAATTTTAAAAAATTATATTATGCCTCAGATGTTACGAAAAGAAACCGCAATGGACAGACTAGTTCAGGATTATATAGTTTGTTCATACCTATGGAATGGTCGTACGAGGGATTCATTGATACTTATGGCATACCTGTCTTCGATACTCCAAAAACCTCAATCAAAGGAATTGACGGAAACGAAATAGATTATGGTGTTATTGAACATTGGCAGAATGAGGTTGATGGTTTAAAGTCTGACTCTGATGCATTAAATGAATATTATAGACAATTTCCAAGAACAGAACAACACGCTTTTAGAGATGAAACAAAACAATCTTTATTTAACCTTACGAAAATATATGAGCAAATTGATTATAATAATGATCTAAGGAATACTAATATATTAACAAGAGGTAATTTTCAATGGGAAGGTGGTATACAAGATACCAAAGTAATATTTTATCCAAACAAAGACGGTAGATTTTTAGTGTCCTGGATTCCTCCTTATCATTTACAAAATAATATAATATTAAAGAATAGTATGAAATATCCTGGCAATGAGCATATTGGTGCATTTGGTTGTGACCCTTATGACATATCAGGAACAACAGATGGTAAAGGATCTAAGGGGGCTTTACATGGATTAACTAAATTCTCAATGGAAGATGCTCCATCTAATACATTCTTTTTACAATATATATCAAGACCTCAAACAGCTGAAATCTTTTTTGAAGACGTGCTTATGGCGTGTATATTTTATGGTATGCCAATATTAGCAGAAAATAATAAACCAAGATTGTTATATTATTTTAAAAGAAGAGGTTATAGAGGGTTCTCAATGAATAGACCAGATAGAATATTTAATAAACTATCCGCAACAGAAAGAGAAATAGGGGGAATGCCAAACTCATCTCAAGATATAATGCAGGCGCATGCCGCAGCAATAGAAACTTATATAGAGGAACACGTTGGTTTAAATGAAATGGGGTATGGAACAATGTATTTTCAAGATACATTAGAAGATTGGGCAAGATTTGATATAAATAAAAGAACTAATCATGATGCTTCTATTAGTTCAGGATTAGCAATAATGGCTTGTAATAGAAATAAATATATGCCAACTGAAAAAAGAGAAATAGTGTCTGTCCCTTTAGGTTTTAAGAAATATAATAATCAAGGAACTACATCAAAAATTATTAAGTAAATGAATATATACACAAATCCAAATAGCGCTTTCCCTAGTCAGGTTGTAGATGATGCTACTAAGGCTTCTGAAGAATATGGATTACAGGTGTCTCGTGCCATAGAACAAGAATGGTTTAATCAAGGGAGGACTAGCGGTAATAGATATTTAACACATTGGAATAATTTTAATAGATTAAGACTTTACGCAAGAGGCGAACAATCCGTACAAAAATATAAAGATGAATTATCAATTAATGGTGATTTATCTTATTTGAATTTAGATTGGACGCCAGTGCCTATACTATCAAAGTTTGTTGATATAGTTGCTAATGGTATTTCTCAAAAAACCTATGATGTAAAAGCATTTGCGCAAGACCCAGAGTCAGTTAAAAAGAAAATGGATTATGCTACGTCTTTACAATTTGATATGATCAACCAGCCAATAATACAAGATGTATTACAAAAGACTGGAACTAATATATCAAAATCAAATACACCTGCTGAAGATTTGCCAGCAACACAAGAGGAATTAGAATTGCGCATGCAGTTATCTTATAAGCAATCAATTGAGGTTGCGGAGGAAGAAGCGATAAATACTGTGTTAAAAACTAATAAGTATGATCTTACTAGAAAAAGACTTAACTATGATTTAACAACTATTGGCATTGCGGCGACTAAAACATCGTTTAATAAATCAGAAGGGATTGTAGTGGATTATGTGGATCCGGCTTATTTAGTTTATTCATATACGGAAGACCCTAACTTTGAAGATGTTTATTACGTAGGTGAGGTTAAAGCAGTAACAATACCAGAATTAAAAAAAGAATTCCCATATATATCAGAAGATGAACTTCTTAAGATACAACAAATGCCCGGTAATAGACAATATATTCAGGGATGGGGTAACTATGATGAGAATACCGTTCAAGTATTATATTTTGAATATAAGACTTATATGAATCAAGTATTTAAAATAAAAAATAATGAGAATGGATTAGAGAAGGTAATTGAAAAAACTGATTCTTTTAATCCACCACCAAGCGATAACTTTGAAAGAGTATCAAGAACAATAGAGGTATTATATACAGGTGCTAAAATTATAGGTACTGATATGATGCTAGAATGGAAGTTGTCTAACGATATGACTCGTCCACAAGCAGATACTACTAGAGTTAAAATGAATTACACTATTGCCGCACCTAGAATGTACAAAGGTAGAATTGATTCAATTGTTACTAAATGTATTTCTTTTGCGGACATGATTCAATTAACACATTTAAAACTTCAACAAGTTATGTCTAGGGTAGTACCTGATGGGGTATTCTTAGATGTTGATGGATTGATGGAAGTTGATTTAGGCAACGGTACAAAATACAATCCAGCAGAAGCGTTAAATATGTATTTCCAAACTGGTAGTATTGTAGGTAGATCTTTAACTCAAGACGGTGAAATAAATAGAGGTAAAGTTCCTATTCAAGAATTAACAACATCTAGTGGGCAAGGTAAGATACAAAGTTTAATACAAACTTATCAGTATTACTTGCAAATGATTAGAGATGTTACGGGTCTTAATGAAGCGGTTGATGGTAGTAAACCAGACGCAAATGCTTTGGTGGGATTGCAAAAAATAGCAGCAAATGCTTCTAACGTAGCAACACGCCACATTAAAGATGCAAGTATGTATTTAACTACAAGAATATGTGAGAATATATCATTACGAGTTGCTGATTGTTTAAATAATCCTTTAACTGCAAATTCATTAAAACAAAGTATATCAACTTACAATGCTGAAGTGCTAAAGGAAATGGAAAATTTAAATCTGCATGACTTTGGTATTTTCTTAGAAATTGAACCAGACGAAGAAGAAAAAGCACAATTAGAACAAAATATACAAGTATCTTTGCAGAATGGTGGAATTGATTTAGAAGACGCTATTGATATAAGACAAGTTAGAAATCTTAAATTAGCGAATCAATTATTAAAGTTAAAAAGAAAAAAGAAATTAGAGCAAGTACAACAACAACAATTAGCAAATATACAAGCGCAAGCAGACGCTAATTCACAGAATGCAGAAAAAGCAGCAATGTTTGAAGTTCAGAAACAACAAGCATTAACGCAAGAAGCAATTAATGTTGAACAAGCAAAATCACAATTTGAGATTCAAAGATTACAGACAGAGGCTCAAATTAAAAAACAATTAATGGCGGAACAATTTAATTATGATATGCAATTAGCGCAATTAAAGGTTCAAGCAGAAACAACTAAGTTCAATCAACTAGAGGATAGAAAAGATGAGAGAACAAAGATACAAGCCACACAACAGTCTGAATTAATAGACCAGCGTAAGAATGACTCTTTACCAAAAGACTTTCAGAATAGCGCTGAAAATTTAATGAATGATTTAGGAGGTATGTTGCAAATGGAATAAACTTATTAACCAATTTTATATTATCATATTATGTCAGAACAAGTAAAACAAGAGGGGGAATTTAAAATAAAAGCAAAGAAATCTTCACCAAGAAAATTAAACAAAACAGATGAACCTATCAAGGTTGATTTAACACAGAAGCAAGAAGAGCCAATAAAAGTAGTAATCCCTAAAGAAGAGACAGATGCCATTCAAGAGCAAAGCACAGATGAAAGCATGTTACGCAATAAACAGTCCGAATTGGGATTGCAAGAAGTGGTCGAAGGAAACCAAGGGACCGCTGAAGATGTTATTGAAGAAATATTCGAACAAGAAATAAAGTATGATGTTGCAGACATTAAAGAAGAACTGCAATTTCATACTCAAGATCAAACAAACAATAATAAGCCGTTACCTGAAAATATAGAGAAGTTAGTTTCTTTTATGGAAGAGACCGGTGGTACTATTGAAGACTACGTAAGATTGAATGCTGATTATTCGAACGTAAACAATGTTGCTTTATTAAAAGAGTATTATAAGAATACCAAACCTCATTTAGATGCAGAGGAAGTAGAATTCTTATTAGAAGACAAGTTCTTCTTTGATGAAGACATTGACGATGAAAGAGAAATTAAACTAAAGAAGTTAGCATTTAAAGATGAAATTTCTAAAGCAAAAACCTTCTTAGAGGAAGCAAAGAAAAAATATTATGCAGAAATCAAGGCAAGACCTGGGGTCAATGCAGAACAACAAAAAGCTGTTGATTTTTTTAACAGATATAATAACGAGCAAAACAAAGTGGCTCAACAACAAGATGCGTTTAAAAAACAAACGTCTAGTCTTTTCAACAATGAATTCAAAGGTTTTGAATATAACTTAGGTGAAAAAAGATTTAGATATAATGTTCAGAATCCAAATCAAGTTGCCGAAACTCAATCAAATATACAAACCTTCGTCGGAAAGTTTCTAGACAAAGAAGGTAATGTAACAGATGTACCGGGTTATCATAAGGCTTTGTATTCAGCAATGAATGCTGACAAAATTGCTGCTCATTTTTATGAACAAGGAAAAGCTGACGCTGTTAAACAAGTTGTTAGTAATTCCAAAAATCCAAGTATGGATGCTCCTAGAACCGCTAGTGAACCATTCATTAATGGGTTTAGGGTCAAATCTATAAGCAGTGAGGATACCTCCAAATTAAGGATCCAAACAAAAAAATTTTAACAATTAAAAATTAAAAACTATGGCAAATGTAACGCCTCAATTCGGTTCAATTAAACCGTCTCAAAAACAGCAAGCATTAGAAACTAACTATTTAAACTTTACAAACGGTAATGGTAATGA